CTGCGGCAGGAACGGGTGACGGTGAATCTTGCGCCCGCCGATGTGCGAAAGGACAGCTCCGGGCTTGATCTGCCGATTGCCGTCGGACTCCTTGCATCCTACGGTATGGTTCCCGAGGCGGCAGTGCAGAGCGCACTGTTCTCGGCAGAACTCTCTCTCGATGGGAACTGCCGTCCGATCAGCGGCATCCTTCCGATGGCGATTACGGCACGGGAGAACGGTCTGACGGAGTTCTACGTTGCACCGTCCAATGCAGACGAGGCACTTCTTATTGACGGACTGAAGGTCTTTGCAGTAGAGAATCTGGCGCAGCTTGTGCGTCATTTGACGGGCACGGAGAAGTTGACTCCTGCTGTGCCACAAGCAACAGAACAGAAAAAAGATGCTGCCTTCACCGATGACTTTGCGGACGTACAGGGGCAGTATCAGGCGAAACGTGCGCTTGAGATTGCGGCGGCAGGAGGGCATAATGTTCTGATGGTCGGTGTACCCGGTTCGGGCAAGACGATGCTGGCACGTCGGATGAGTTCGATCCTGCCGGAACTGACGAAGCAAGAAGCCATCGAGATCACGAAGATTTACAGCATCTCGGGGCTGCTCGGCAAGGATACGGGGCTTGTGACCACGCGCCCCTTCCGCAGTCCGCACCATACATCCTCGACGGTGGCGATGATCGGCGGAGGCAGTATCCCGCGTCCGGGCGAGGTGACACTCGCGCATCACGGCGTACTCTTTCTCGACGAGCTGCCGGAGTTCAGCAAGAAGACACTTGAGGTACTGCGTGAGCCGATCGAGGATCGCCAGATTACGGTATCGCGCGCCAACGCAACACTGACGTTTCCCTCTAGTATCATTTTGGTAGCGGCAATGAACGAAGTAACGTCAATAACGATACAATGTAGTGATGAACGAGATTCTGCTTAATGCTTTATTGAATCACACAAATCAATTCCATAAAACTATAGGGTCGAGTGCATGGGAGTTTCTTATGCCTCGACCCTATAGTTTCAATTGTTGATTTTCCAGTGTCCGAATCGCTTGCTGCCGATGCGCTCGATGCTGACTGTTTCACGAAGCTGTTTTATCTCGCGCTCAATTGTTCTTTTTGTGACACCTAGCCTTTCTGCCATTTCAACTATTGTTATTTTAGGATTAGCTACGACCAGTTCCAGAATTTTATACGCTATACCGACATCCAAACCGACATTATGTCGGTTTGGAGATTTAGGATGAGAAAAAGTGGACTATGGGGAGCCTTAAAATGAACTCGAAGTCCATTTCCTCGTAATTCATAAAACGGAAGGTCTGCCCCCAACTCCTTGCAGGCCTCGAAGAGCTGTGAATGTCTTTTCACAAATGTGCCAGAAGTTCCTGTAGGAGTGCCTCATCTTGCAAAAGCGTGATGGCAAAACACTTCTTTCCGGCATCTTTGAGCGATGCGCCAATGTGATATGCCTCTTGGTGGTCAAGAATAAGGAAACGGTCGTGAAAGGCGTTGGTGTGATTGATGGTAAGCGCTGGATATTGGCTGTTGAAGGTCGCAACATCTGCTGCCGTCAATCTCGTATTGTTGAATGTGTGGATTTCCACGGAAACATTAGCTTGTTTTTTTGCCAACAGATTGAGCGTCCCTATATCCACATAGCCGTCAATGAGAATGATGTCCTTGGTAGCCTTTTGAATCAAGCTCGCCAATAAGCTAAAGGCATCGTAGATTTGTCCGTTGAAGAATATCTTTTGGTTGGACTCTGTATGAGTGTGTATGAAATCAAATATCTGCTCGAATTTTTCATCGGCTTCTTTTTGATAGGTGAGTTGTTTTAGCTCCATTCGCTCTATGCGCTCGAAAAGATGGGCATTGCTGGCGATGAAATGCCGCATCTCAACAAAAGCCCGCATAATGCCGATGCTGACCTCTATGGCGACATCACTTCTCAGTACCCCGGACAGCATGGAAATCCCTTGCTCGGTGTAGACATAGGGGAGATAGCGTCTGCCGCCATGCACAGTGTCACTTGAAATCCCAATTTGGGATTTCAAGATTTCAAACTCATCTTCTGTGAGTTGAAAGCGAAAATCCTCTGGAAAGCGACGAGCGTTGCGGGCTACATTACGGTTCAGTATCCTTGTTTCTACCTGATAAAGCCGCGCCAAATCTGAGTCTAGCATGACTTGAATGCCACGAACGGTGTATACCAAATTCCGTATGTGGCTTGTGTCTATCGGCGCTATGGATGTCTGATCAAGGGCTTTTTCACTCATAAAAGTTCCTTTCCTTTTGAGGTGCCAAATTGGGATCTCAAATTTTGCTGGTGAATAGCAATTAACCAAATTTTCTTGAGGTAGCCTTTACTAGTTCTACAGAAATATTCCTGCAGAGAATTGCTGACAGCATAGCTATGCTCTGTTCGGTAAAGGCGTAAGGCGGGATTCGCTGCCCGCCATGTGCGGAACTTGACATCACAATTCGTGATGTCAAGTTTGCCTCCTCCTTGGTTAACTGGAAGCAATATCTTTCGGGAAATCTTTTCTGATTCCGCTTCACAGCCTGATTCAGAACCCGTGTCTCCACTTGGTAGAGCATAGCAAGATCGCTGGCAAGCATCACCTGTTGATTACGTAGTGTAAATAAATCGGCTGATATTTGGAGTGTCCGTGGCCGACGAGATGGACACTGGTTGAATTTCTTTCATGATGCTTTACCTCCTCGATAATTGGTGTGTTGCATCCCTCGGTTTTTTTATGTAGCTGGGCATGAGAAGGAAAAATTAGCTTCTCCCTTACACAAGTTGTTATACGTTATTGGAACTTCCTGCCTGTGCGCTTATTGAAGTGATAAACAGAAACTTGGAATAGGGGGAGTGCGAAGTTTTAGCTACTGAAACAAATCAAACAAATCGTCGCCAATAGTTTGCTCCTTATCAATGAGTTCCTGCATATATGCTCTAACGGCTAAAAACTCTGCCCTTATTGGAAAATCATCACTTTCAAGTAAGTGGATAGTATCTTCATGTTTCTCTGGCTTTCTTAGGATGGCCTCGATATCAATTTCATAATATCTTCCGATGACCTCAGGCTCTCCGAAGTACTCCTCATATTCCCAAGGTACATCATCCTTGTTTATCAGAGTACCCGATTCGAACTCAGGGGATTTATAATCTGAATCCAGATACACCCATTCGTCCAAAAGATATTCATCCTCTTGTGGTAATTCATCAAAGTCCAACGTCGCAGCTATATCTTGGATTCTGATAATAGCATTGTAAATAAAGGAGTTTGGTTCATTGTCAATCAGTAGGTTTGTTTCACCGCTTTCGTAGGACAGCGTAGGATACAATTTCTCAAGAAAGGTCCAATAACCATTTTCAGCATCACACATCTCGAAGAGTGATTGTAAAAATGGAGAGAATATATACTCTTCAATTTTCTCCGGGATCATGTCATACAGCATATTGAATGTCTGATCTGAATAGTGACGGCGATTCTTGTTTTCAAAAAAATCCCCAATTGCTTTCAACGTCTTATCTTTTTGCTTTGAAAAGTACAAGGCGCAGAAATATTCTTGGAAAGAGCGATGGGTGAAATGATACTTTCCGTTCTCATAAAACATAAGGCACATATTTTCAACGATGTCATCTCTGAAATCTGATGCCGTAACCCTATGCTGTTCTTTTGTGCGTTCGTGCAGACTGTTAAAATACTGATCAAACAGAAGATCCGTAAATTCAAACTTCTCATCACGATAGCTTCGTGCGCAGAACTCAGCAAAATAGTCTGCAAACCGATCTGCAGTCAATCCTGTCTTTAAGACGCGTTTGTATGCTCCTTTGCTTGCATCGTGTTTTTGGGATAATGTGATGTATGCCTCTCTGTAAAAAATATGCATTTTTGATGGAATCTCTGCAAATTGCTCATACGTCATAAGCATGATGGTGAGAAGGAGTGGATTTTCGGTGAACTCCATATGTGTACGAAATAGGGTGTTATCTAATTCATTTCGGAAATTCGCCTTGATTGCCGGCTCGTCCGGTCTAAAATCCAACTTGTCAATCAGTGAAAGTGCCTGTTCTTTAGTAAATGGGCAGAGGTTGAGTACGGTAAATCTATGAAGGGATATAAATGCTCCGGCTGGGCGAGAGGATATGACGAACATGTTATCGGTGTACTTGTCGGCAAAAAATTCAAGGTCATGTTCGAACTTCTTCCTACAGTCTGATTTTATTTCATCTAAGCCATCAAACAGTAGCAAGCACGATCCATGTGAGAGTAGTTTTGAGAGGTCGTTTAGTTTTTTAGATCCACCGAGACCCTCAAATTTTTCAAAAATGTAATCCAATAAGCTGTCATAGGAATCACTGTAGTCCTTCAAAGGAATAAAGATAGGAATTTTCCCAAACTCATCAAAATGCTCTATGGAATCCAAAAGAAGGTGACGCATCATCATCGATTTTCCGAGACCGCCCGTACCGGAAATCAAGATGAAATTTGAACACTCGTGCAGTAATTGTGCTGTACTGTTTTCTATAATTTTCGTTTGGTAACGGTTCTTTTTAATATAGATCCTTTGCTCGATATTGTTGCAGATGTAAAAGTTATAAAACTCCACAGGTGCATCGTTATAAAGAAGGGTCTTCAATTTATTGTATTTTTCACGAGTATTTTTAAGATAAGCACGGTATTCGTCTTGGGGAGAACGCATTTTTCTCCGAACCGCCCAATCAAGCTCAAAATTGCTAGACCTCTTATCGACCAGAACCTTACGTGATCTGATGGAATCTTTCTGATTGTCTGATACAGATCCGTCGACCTGAATTATATGGACAGAAACATTATTGTCCCAGTTCTTTCCAACCTCTGAATTAAACTTGCGCCTTGCTCTCTTTACAGTAGGTCTATCATGCCACGACTCAATAGTAGTTGCACCAACGGTGTTATCTGCTCGGTTCAATAAAATGAAATGCCAAATACCAAGAAGGAACGGCTGCAGGTCGATGTTCTGCGCCGTGAACATATGGTTTTTATCCATTGGATGACCGTTTTGGTCAACGTAGAATATTTCATCTGTGATACTGGGATCTCGGCTGATCGTATCAAGAATGGCACGAACAAGCCAACTCCCCATGTTTTTCTCATCGATGAAGGACGATGAAAATTGGCACATGCGCTGAAGTGGAGAGAAAAAAGTCTCTTTTATCTCATGGTCAAAGGTGTGGATGAGCTCCTCTTTATCGAATGGAAGATATTCATTGGCAGAGAGTCTGCACGCTTTATATGAAGAAGTATGGGTTCGGATCGAACGTCCCGCAGGAGAAATATAGTCGGGGAAAGCCACACGGATGAGCCCTTCAAGAACCTCGCTGTCATTCAGACCGTCCTTTTCGCCAACCGCATTTTTTCTGGCGGCAGTTCTCTGTTTTCTTGCCTGAAGAAGAAGGGTGAAGAAGGTACCGCCGCACAATGTGTATTCTTTGTTTTCCAGCATAAAAATACCTCATTTGCAAGTATTGACACTATTAACGCAGTTGACGCTATTGACTGTCGTTCACTGTTTACAGCAACACTATTGTATATAGGATGAGCCTCAGAGATTGAATCTCTGGGGCTTTATTTTTTGACGATTGTGCATGTATCAATTATATCACGGCTTTTCTGATTTTATAAGGAAAAATTCTAATCAAAAAGCGGTGACCAAATCGGATGTATGTGTCCGCTTCTATGTAGAGAAAGATTTTTAAGGAGGTGGTAGAAAGAGTCAAATTCGGTTTCCCTAGGTAAGTCAATCTGTTGTCCAAGATGGCCATAGGACGGCGGGATGCGAATAGGGATACTGACAGGTAACGAGCTTGTCAGTATCCCTATGCTCCCACCGTGCTTCTTTATGCCCATTTTCGGATAGAAGCCCGTGCGTAGTTTTGCATCCCGCCGTTCGGCAAGAACGAAAGGAAGGCAAATCTATGCAAATTCAACTCAACGGTATCATCAAAGACTACTCCGCGCAGGAGGTCAAGGCACTCCAACAGCAGGGGCATCGCTTTCAGTTCAGTAAGAAGCTCGGCGTGTATGTCCCCGTCCCAATCCAGATCCACGAAAACGGAAGAATCCGGGATACGGGCATGGACGAACTCGTCCAACGAAAGGCTGCCGGAGAAAAGTTCCTCAAGGTGTTGGGGCAGACAATTTATGCACTTGTCAATGCCGAGCAATACTCTGCTATCATGCGACCGATCTGGCGGGAGGACAAGCGGGAAAAGCGTGGGCAGTACTGTATCTATGAAGGAAAGCCCTGCTGCGCCAACCGCAGCTGTGATGGATGCTCACATCCCGTGTATCGGACAATCTCCTTGGAGCGTGCGGTGGAAGTCAACGATCCCGAGATTCCCGTTCACGAGGATGTCGCCGACACCGCAGCACGCGAGGAGCGTAGTCGCAGGCTGTACGAGGCTCTCGGTGAACTCGATCCCATCGACTATGAAATTCTTGTCCGCAAGGCGGCGGGAGAGTCAGAGCGTACCATTGCCGCCGCTGTCGGCTTCAAATCTAAGGAAAGCATCCGCAAGCGTATGAATAAGTTCATGCCCGGGCTTCAAGCACAGCTCAAAGATTTTATGTAAAAATCGGTGACCAAAACATACGGCGGTGTCCTCTTCTTTATAGGAAGGTGAAAATCCCCGCAGTCAATCGAAAGGAAGTGATCTCCATGCGGGAGGAAAATGAAGCAATAGCCGATCTTATCGGCGTTCTTCACCGACTGGTCGATATCTTGGAGGAATTCGTGCAGAGTTCCGAGGGAGAGGAACCGTTGCCGGAGGAGAAGACAGAAGAACCGACACTTGAGGAGGTGCGTGCCGTACTTGCGAATCTTTCGGCCGCTGGGCACAGTGGTGCTGTCAAGGCACTGATCGCCAAGTTCGGCGCAGAAAAACTCAGCGACATCGTACCGGAGCAGTATGCGGCACTCTTGAAGGAGGCTGAGCGCATTGGCACGTAAGCACGCCGTTCTCTCCGCATCCTCTGCCGCACGATGGATCGCCTGCCCACCATCGGCACGGATCAATGCGGAGAAATCCGACACGCCAAGTGAGTACGCAGCCCAAGGGACGGACGCACACACGCTCTGCGAGTACAAACTCCAAAAGGCTCTGGGCAGAAAGGTGCGCGATCCGACCAAGAACCTTGCTTCCTATGACATTGAGATGGAAGAATGCGCCGAGGCATATTGCCAGTTCGTGATGGAACTGGTCGGTCAGTTCCGCGCAGAGAGCAAGGACACAATGGTGTCGGTGGAGCAGCGCGTGGACTTCTCAGCGTTTGTGCCGGAGGGCTTCGGCACTGCTGACACGCTCATCATCTCCGGCACGACCGGCTGCATCGTGGACTACAAACACGGCAAAGGCATTGAGGTCAGTGCTGACCACAATCCGCAGATGATGTGCTACGCGCTCGGCTGCGTCCAGATGTTCGACGGTCTCTATGACATCGACGAGGTGCGGATGGTGATCTTCCAGCCTCGTCTCGCCAACATCTCGGAGTTCATCCTCTCGAAAGCCGACCTTCTGGCGTGGGCGCAAGACACGCTTGTACCGGCGGCAAAGCTGGCACACGCAGGAGAAGGCGAGTTCTGTGCAGGGGCGCACTGTCAGTTCTGCAAGATCAAGGCGACCTGCCGTAAACGGGCAGAGTATAATCTGGAACTCGCCCGGTATGACTTTGAGATGCCACCGACGTTGGAGGACTCCGAGGTGGAAGCGGTGCTTGCAAAGGCGGACACGCTCGCCGCATGGGTCAGCGACATCAAGGAGTACGCCTTGCAGCGGGCGATTCAAGGAAAACAGTGGACGGACTGGAAACTAGTCGAAGGTCGCTCGAATCGGAAATACACCGATGAGACGGCGGTCGCCAAAACCGTCAAAGAGGCAGGCTTTGAGCCGTATGAGCAAAAACTGCTCGGAATTACGGCGATGACTGGTCTGCTCGGAAAAAGTAAGTTTGAGGAACTGCTCGGCAGTCTCGTCATAAAGCCGCAGGGGAAACCAACCCTCGCTCCCATGAGCGACAAGCGGCCTGTGATGAATACCGCAGCAGAAGATTTCAAGGAAAGTTGAGGAAAAGTACCATGGCAAAAGTTATCAATCCGACAAAAGTGATCACGGGAGTCAAGACACGTTGGAGCTATGCGAACGTCTGGCAGGCAAAGTCCATCAACGGCGGTACGCCGAAGTACAGTGTGTCGCTTATCATCCCGAAGAGCGATACTAAGACTGTGACGGCAGTGAAGAAAGCCATTCAGGCGGCATACGAGGAAGGGCAGTCGAAGCTCAAGGGCAGCAGCAAGTCCGTGCCCGCACTCACGGCGATCAAGAACCCACTCCGTGACGGCGATGTGGAACGCCCGGACGATGCGGCATACAAGGATAGCTACTTCATCAACGCCAACTCGGCTACGGCTCCCGGCATCGTGGATGCTGCCCGCAATCCGATCATCGAGCATTCCGAAGTCTACTCCGGCGTTTACGGACGCGCAAGCATCAACTTCTACGCATTCAACTCGAACGGCAACAAGGGCATCGCTTGCGGGCTGAACAACCTGCAGAAGATTTCCGACGGTGAGCCGCTCGGCGGCAAGACCCGTGCCGAGGATGACTTCGCGGATGAGGACGAGGACTTTCTCAGCTAAATAACGGCTGACAGACATGGGCAGTGGGGATTCTTCCTCGCTGCCTTTGTCGCAGAAGGAGAAGTGACATGAAGTCCATTTCTATCGATCTCGAAACGCGAAGCAGTGTGGATATTGGGAAAAGCGGCGTTTATCGTTACGCCGAAGCCGAAGATTTTGCTATCCTGCTCTTTGGATATTCCGTGGACGGAGGCACAGTGCAGGTCATTGACCTCGTGGGTGGTGAGCAGATTCCACAGGAGATTCTGGATGCGCTGACCGATGAGTGCATCATCAAGTGGGCGTTCAATGCGAACTTTGAGCGTGTGTGCTTGTCGCGATACTTGTCGGACTTGGGGATGCTTCATACTACCGAGTCCGCTCACTTCCTCAGTCCCCGCAGTTGGCGATGCACGATGGTCTGGTCTGCGTATATGGGACTGCCACTCTCACTTGCCGCCGTTGGACGTGTACTTGGGCTGGAAGAGCAGAAAATGACCGAGGGCAAGGCTCTGATTCGCTATTTTTCAACGCCTCCGTTCCACGAACCCACGGGAGCGAAGTGGGAACTGTTCAAGTCCTACAACCGCCGTGATGTTGAAGTGGAGATGGCGATTCAGCGGCGTCTGTCCAAATATCCTGTGCCTCCGTCTGTGTGGGAGGAGTATGTACTCGACCAGGAGATCAATGATCGCGGGATACGTCTGGATATGCTGCTTGTAGAGAACGCCGTCCAGATCGACGTGCGCACCAAGGAAAAACTGACGGACAGACTGAAAAATCTGACCGGGCTTGAAAATCCGAACAGCGTGGTGCAGATGAAGGCGTGGCTCAAGGTGCAGGGATTTGAAACTGAGTCGCTCGACAAGAAGTCCGTGAAGGCCTTACTCACGACTGTCCAGTGTCCTATCTCCGATGTGTTGATGCTTCGGCAGCAGCTTGCGAAATCCTCGGTGAAGAAATATCAGGCGATGCAGAATACAATTTGCTCGGATGGTCGTGCGCGGGGAATGTTTCAGTTCTATGGAGCGAACCGTACCGGGCGGTTTTCGGGACGCCACATTCAATTACAAAATCTTCCTCAGAATCATCTCGCCGACCTCGAATACGCCCGCAGCCTCGTGCGGCAGGGAAATTTTGCGGCACTGGAACTGCTCTATGAATCCGTGCCAGATGTGCTGTCGCAGCTGATCCGTACTGCCTTCATTCCCAAGGGCGGCAGAAAATTCATCGTCGCGGACTTCTCTGCCATCGAAGCACGGGTACTGTCATGGCTTGCCAAGGAGCGATGGCGCATGGATGTATTCGCTGATGACGGCGACATCTACTGCGCCACAGCAGGCAGGATGTTCCACTGCAACGTGGTGAAACACGGCGAGAACGGGCATCTTAGGCAAAAAGGGAAGCAGGCAGAACTGGCCTGTATCGCCGAGGGACAGCTTGTCTTTACGAATGAAGGACTCGTTCCTATTGAGCGCGTTCGCACGGAGCATTTGCTCTGGGACGGAGAAAGCTGGGTCAGCCATGACGGCGTCATATTCAAGGGCGAACGGGAGGTAATTACCTATGAAGGTCTTACAGCAACCCCGGATCATCTCGTCTGGGTCGAGGGGCAATCGCAGCCGATACAGTTTGGAGATGCCGCCTCCTGCGGCGCACATCTCGTACAAACAGGAGATGGTGGGACGGCAATTCGGCTGGGTGAGAGTCATCAGCCCGGAAAAGAGGTGGAATGCGGCAATGAATCATTGCTACGTTCTGACAAAATGTACGGGATGCGGTGCAATCCAGTGGCAGTACTTGGACAATCTTCGAAGCGGGAAATCGAAGGGCTGCCAGAGCTGTTCGCAGCCGAGACAGATTCCACCTTGGTTGGACAGGAGACTGACGGCAGCAAAACAACGCTGCGAGAACCCGAACGACAAGGCATATCCTCTGTATGGAGGACGAGGAATCAAATTCGATTTTCCCAGTGTGACGGAGGCAGGACTGTATCTCATAAAAACATTCGGGCTGCCCTCACGGTCGATGGAACTGGATCGCATCGATACGAACGGAAATTACACAAAAGGGAATCTGCGCTTTGTACCCAGAGCGCAAAATCAAGCAAACCGCAGAATTACAGTTCTGTCGGAGTTCCGTCAGGAGTATTGGCCTTATTGCCGCGCTGTGGTAACGAGGAAACTGTCCGAAGGGATGACTCGTGCAGAAATTATCAAAGCTGCGGAGACGGCTGTCAGCGAGAAAAGGAAGAATTGGCGTATCATCAGCGCACGGCTCGACTTTATGACATCCGAAATGCCGGAAAGCATCATCGTTTTACCGTATCGGGAAAATTAGTCCACAACTGCGGCTACGGCGGCTCCGTTGGTGCGCTGAAGGCATTCGGCGCATTGGAGTCCGGGATGAAGGAAGAGGAGCTAAAGCCGCTCGTGGATGCGTGGCGTACCGCCAATCCGAATATCGTGGATTTCTGGTGGGCGGTGGATCGCGCTGGCAAGGACTGTATCAAGGAACGAAGCAAAAAGATGACGCATGGAATCCAGTTCATCTATCGGGGCAGCATGATGTTCATCGAGCTTCCGAGCGGGCGCAGGCTCGCCTATGTGAAGCCGCGCATCGGTGAGAATCAGTTCGGCGGTGAATCCATTACCTACATGGGACTCGACCTCTCGAAAAAGTGGGCGCGGATCGAATCCTACGGTCCGAAACTCGTGGAGAACATCACACAGGCGATCAGCCGTGACATCCTCTGCCATGCCATGCAGACGCTGCGGAACATGGAGATTGTTGCACACGTCCATGATGAAATCATCATCGAATGCGATGAACGCACCTCACTATCTGCCGTTTGTGAGCAGATGGCGAGAACCCCGCCTTGGGCAGAGGGGCTTCTGCTCCGCGCCGACGGTTTCGAGTGCGCATTCTATCAGAAAGACTAATGTCCATCCTCCCAGAAAATTGGGAGGATTTTTGGTGACCAAAACCTCCCTATTCGTCCTCTTACTGATGAGAGGAACTAATCACTTTTCAAAAGGGAGGAAATTTCATGTTCTATGTCAAGGAAAAGATCAACGATTCTATGGAGGTCACGGTGGAAATCAACGATGAGAATGTCTTCTGTCACTGTCCGCGCTGCGGAGCGGAAGTGCCTGTTGATCTCAATGAGTTCTTCGGCGATGCGGAGTTCGACCTCTCCGGCACGGCGATCTGCTGCACGGAGTGCAGCCGGAAGGTACGGTGCGAGAAATGATCGAGTTTAGAAACCATGAGGGCTACGCCGACCCAACGGCGCACGCTGCTCTCACGAAGGTGCTCCGACAGAATCAGTTCACTTACATCTGCTCACCCTATCGGGACAGCCCGCGCGTCAACGTCATGCGGGCGCGGCAGTACTGCAAGTTCGCTGTGGGTAAGGGGCGCATTCCGATTGCCCCGCACCTATACTTTCCGCAGTTCCTGTTAGAGACAAACGAGCGTGGGAGAGTGATGTCCATGAACCTCGAACTTTTGTGGTTGTGCGGCGAAGTCTGGGTGTTCGGCGAAAAGATCACCGAGGGCATGGCAGCGGAGATTGCTCATGCCGAGAGACTGCGGAAGAACATCCGCTATTTCACAACAAAATGCGAGGAGGTATTAGGATGAGAGACTTGGCAATTGCCTACGGAAACAGCCGTCAGGCAAAGAATTGGGTGAATAAAACCATTCGGTACGAGGATTTGAAGGAGCGGCTCAAGGTCACCATCCGTACAGCGGAATCTGCGGAAGAATACGCAAAGATGTCAAAGGCACAGAGAGATGTGGCAAAAGACCACGGCGGATTTGTCGGCGGTGCGCTGAAAGGCGGTCGCCGCAAGGTTGATGCCGTGGAACTGCGCTCGATGATCGCTCTGGACGGCGACCGTATTGACAAAGCGTTCCTCGATGACTATGAAACGAATGCGTCGTACACTTCATGCCTTTACACCACGCATTCCAGTACGGAGGCGAATCCTCGCGTAAGACTGGTATTCCCGCTGCTGCGGGATGTCACCTCGGAGGAGTTCGTGGCAGTATCCAGGTATCTGGCGCAGATGCTGGGCATTGACTTTTTCGATGAATGCTCCTATCAACCGAATCAGCTGATGTACTGGCCGTCGTCTCCGCAGAACGGCGTATTTGTCTTCAAAGAAGTGGAAAAGGAATGGCTCGACCCGGATGCGATCCTGTCGGTGCACCCGGAATGGACGGATCCGACGAGGCTTCCCACATCCTCTCGTGAGAGCAAGGCGAATCAGGTCACGCAGCAGAAGGTGCAGGATCCTCTTGAAAAAGAAGGCACGGTCGGAATCTTCAACCGGGTATTCTTTCCTGTCACCCGTGCTCTTGAAATCTTTCTTGCCGGCGTATACGAGCCGACCGAGAGCGAAAGCCGCTGGCATCTCATCGCTTCCAGCAGCATTGCGGGCGTGGAGATCAAGGATGAAAAGTTTGTCTATTCCCACCATGCGAAAGACCCGGCATATCTGAAACTCTGTAATGCCTTCGATATCGTCCGCATCCACAAGTTCGGTGATCTGGATGATAAGGCATCCTTCCGCGCCATGTGCGATTTTGCCATGCGGCAGGATGAGGTCAAGATCGTGGCGGCAAATGAGCGACTGAGTGAGGCAGAAAAAGACTTTGCGGAATCTGTCGATGACGAGTGGAAGAAACGTCTGCAGCGCAATAAGAACGGTGTACTGGAAAACAACCTCCACAATATCCGGCTCATCATGGAGAACGATCCGTACATGAAGAACATCGTGTTCAACCAACTGGCGGACGGCATGGAGATTCGCGGCGCGATTCCGTGGAAACATCCTGCGCGGTTCTGGCGGGATGCGGACGATGCACAACTCATCTGCTATATTGACGCAAGCTACGGATCCTTTTCACAGAGAAATTATGACATTGCCGTGACCAAGGCCGCAGATGACCGCTCCTACCATCCGATCAAGGAGTATTTCGACGGTCTGCCGGTGTGGGACGAGATGCCGAGAGTGGATACCGTCCTGATTGATTATCTGGGGGCGCAGGACAATGCCTACGTCCGCGCTGTGACCAGAAAGGCACTTTGCGCGGCATATATGCGCATCTATCATCCCGGCATCAAATTCGACTACATCACAGTGCTCAACGGAAATCAGGGCATCGGGAAATCCACGCTGATCGCCAAACTCGGCATGGAATGGTTCGCCGACAGCTTGACGCTTTCCGACATGAACGACAAGACGGCAGCGGAGAAGCTGCAGGGCTACTGGATTCACGAGATCGGTGAGATGGCAGGTATGCGTAAAGCAGAGCTTGAGAAGGTGAAGGCGTTTGTATCGAGGCAGGATGATAAGTACCGCGCCTCTTTCGGCAGACGGGTCACACCTCATCCGAGACAGTGCATCTTTTTCGGCACGACCAACAGCGAGAACGGGTATCTTCGCGACATTACGGGAAACCGCAGGTTCTGGAACGTCAAGGTTACGGGTGACGGCAGAATGAAGCCTTGGGATCTTGGCCAAGAGACGGTGGATCAAATCTGGGCGGAGGTCATCGTTCTTTCCAATGCCGGAGAGGAACTGTTTCTCGACCACACCTTGGAGGACTATGCCAGAAAGGAACAGTCCGAGGCGATGGAGCAGGATGACCGCGAAGGGCTTGTCGCACGTTATCTCGATATGCTTCTGCCGGAGACATGGGACACGATGGACGTGCATCAGAGAAGGGATTATGTGCAAGACCCGGACGGTCTCCTGAATGCCAAAGGAACGATGCGCCGAGAGACCGTTTCCAACATCGAGATATGGTGCGAATGCTTCGGCAAAGCGAAGGAGGACATCAAACCTGCGGACAGTTATGCCATATCTGCGATTATGGCAAGGCTTCCCGACTGGTCGCGTCCTGAAACGAGGCGGCGCATTCCGATATACGGTCTTCAGCGCCTTTATAAAAAGATGTGACAAGACGGTGTGACAAGGTGGTTCGTGTGACAACGGAGGTAAAAGTTGTCACACTTCTATCGCCGTGTTTCTTGGCAGTTATGACGATTTGTGACGGACAAGACAGTAAATTCTATATAAGAGAAAAACAGTAAATATATACCCATAAGGGGAAAACGCACACATATTCGCGCGTATAGGATTTTTAGTCACTGTCGTCACGGGGGAAAACGATGAGAGAAAAAGACATTGAGAAGGAACTCACAGCAAGAACCAAGGCAATGGGCGGCATCGCTCCAAAGTTTACCTCACCGGGATTCGATGGAATGCCCGACCGACTGGTACTTTTGCCCAGCGGCAGAATGGGCTTTGTGGAACTGAAAGCACCGGGCAGAAAGCCGAGACCACTTCAACTGGTACGGCACAGACTGCTTCGGCGGCTTGGATTCAAGGTGTATGTGATTGACGAGATAAATCAAATTGACAGCGTATTGGAGGAAATCGACCATGAATGAACTTACCGTTTTGGAACATAACAGCATCCGTGTCATGACGACGGAGCAGCTTGCCGAGGCGTATGGATGCAAGGCAATTCATATCCAGCAGAATTTTAAGAACAACAGAGAGCGATTCGTTGAGGGGAAGCATTACTTCAAACTTGAAGGTGCTGATCTCAAGGCTTTCAAGGACTCACTCGAAAATATCGAGTCAGTTGTCGGGAGTCGCGCACCGTCTCTGATTCTTTGGACGAAACAAGGCGCGGCGCGCCACAGCAAGATGCTGGGAACCGAGCGGGCATGGGATGTTTTCGATGAGCTGGAAGAAAGCTACTTCAACCCCATGAGGAACATGACGCCCGAGGAATTTCTGCTATACAGTGCACAGCGAATGGTGGAGCAGGCAAAGGCAATCAAGGCGGCAAATGCACGTATCGACAAGGTGGACGAGCGGCTTCTTGAGGTCGAGTCCAAGCAGATGACCATCGATGAGCACCACTACACCATCATCGGCTATGCAAACCTCACGGGAGTTCGTGGCGTTGGTCGGGATGTCGCCGCAAGACTCGGACGCAAAGCCTCGGCAATGTCCAGAAAGCAGGGCTACCACATCGGCAAGGAGTACGATGCCAAATATGGCATGGTGAATACCTATCATGTGGATGTGCTGCAGGAAGTGTTTCGGTAATGGAAAAGTTGATTTTACAGATCGGAGGTGATGCCCCGTGAAGTTCATACCGCATGATTACCAACAGTACGCCATCGACTTTATTGAAAGCCATAAAACTACAGCCATACTCCTTGATATGGGACTTGGAAAGACGGTAATTACTCTCACAGCCCTCAATGACCTGCTGTTTGACCGATTCGAGATTTCTCGCGTTCTCGTTATTGCACCGCTTCGTGTGGCACGGAATACATGGCCGCAGGAGATCGGAAAGTGGGAGCATTTGAAGCATCTCCGCTATGCCGTCGCAGTTGGAACGGAGAAAGAGCGGCGGGAGGCTTTACGCAAGTCTGCCTCCCTCTACATCATCAACCGTGAGAATGTGCCGTGGCTCGTCGAGAAAACAGACTTCACCTACGACGCCATCGTGATTGACGAACTCTCCTCGTTCAAGAATTGGAGTAGCAAGCGCTTCAAGGCACTTATGAAGGTTCGCCCTCTGGCAAAGAGAGTCATCGGACTTACGGGAACGCCGTCCAGCAACGGCTTGATGGACTTGTTCGCAGAGTTCAAGGTGCTCGACATGGGACAGCGTTTGGGGCGGTTCATTACGACGTACCGGCAAGATTACTTCGTGCCGGACAAGCGAAACGGACAGGTGGTCTTCTCCTACGCTCCCTTGCCCGGAGCCGAGGAGCGGATCTACGAGAAGATTGCCGACATCACCATCTCCATGAAAGCCGCAGACCATCTGAGGATGCCGGAGCTGATCGAGAGCGAATACTCGGTGACTATGAGCACTTCTGAGCAAAAGATGTACGCCTCGATGTGCGAGCAGTTGGTTTTGCAGATGAAGGGCGACGAGGTGACGGCGGCAAATGCCGGAGTCCTGTCCGGGAAACTCGCGCAGATGGCAAACGGCGCGGTTTACACCGACGATGGGGCAACACTGCATATACACGACCGCAAACTCGATGCCTTGGAGGACATCGTTGAGAGCATGAACGGCAAGCCGCTCCTCGTGGCGTATTGGTTCCGACATGATGCGGAGCGCATCGAAAAGCGCGTGACGTGTGTGCGACTGGATACGGACGAGGCAATCGCCCGTTGGAATCGTGGAGAAATCCCCGTCGCACTTATCCATCCTGCAAGTGCGGGACACGGGCTGAACCTTCAGAGCGGCGGCTCAACCCTCGTTTGGTTTGGGATAACATGGAGCTTGGAACTCTATCAGCAGACCGTGGCACGGCTCTATCGACAGGGGCAGAACTCAAACACTGTGGTGGTGCAGCACATCATCGCCGAGGGCACGATTGACGAGAGAATCCTCCGTGCCTTGAAACGAAAGGACAAGACACAGACGGCTCTGATTGCTGCCGTCAAAGCGGAGGTATCATCATGAACTATGAGATTCTGGCAAACGCCATCGTCGAACAGGCGGCGAAAGACTATCGGTGGGCGCGGACGGCACTCGGCAAAGACGCAGAGAATATTGCGGCGGCAGCGATGCGCTCTGAGACGGAGCGGTTCTTCCATTCTGCATGGTTCGGACAGTTGACCAGTCTCGATGGAGAGTGGCTGCTTGAAAAGTTGGAGGGAGAATTTGCATGACAGCGAAAGAATATCTGAGTCAGGCATACCGTATTGATCAACGGGTCAACAGCAAGCTTCGTCAAGTGGACTCCTTGCGTGATCTTGCCACTAGAGCCACATCCACAATGGGAACGGAGCCTGTCAGCGGCACGAGAAATGTCCATCGCTTGGCGGATACCATCGACAAGATTGTCGACTTGGAGAATGAGATCAACGATGACATCGATCATTTGGTGGATTTGAAGCGTGAGGTTATGGCGACCATCAGCAAAGTACAGGACGCGAATGCCCTCATGCTGTTGGAACTTCGGTATCTCAGCTTCATGTCGTGGGATGAGATTGCGGGCGAGATGCACTATACTTCCCGGTGGGTGCATATTCTCCATTCCAAAGCTCTCGCAGCCGTGGATAAGATTCTTGCAGGGAAATGAAATCACATAAAAGACTTCACTATAATTCTCTTGAGTTCCGGTGTTGACATGGTAAAATGGTGTTATGAAAAGTATGATTAAAGGCTCGACCTCCAATGGGAGCAATCCCGGCGGAGGTTTTTTCATGCCGAAATGGAGGCGAAGCGATGCCGAGAAAGCCGAAGCGCCCCTGCCGTATGACAGGCTGTCCGAACCTTACGGATCGACAAAGCTGTTATTGCGAGACGCACGAGAAAACGATGCAGAGGCATTATGACCGCTTTGCTCGTGGCTACGATCAGCACGAGAGGTACGGCAGCGCATGGAGACGCATCCGTGACCGCCATTTGGTAGCACATCCGTTGTGTGAGCAATGTAAAGCGCGGGGCAGATACGTCCTCGCGACACTTGTGCATCATATCAAGCCGCTCGGTGATGGTGGAACACATGACGAGAGGAATTTGATGTCGCTCTGCGTTAGATGTCATGAACGGATTCACAATAGACTTGCAAAAAAGCCATAGCATAGTGCTATGGCTTGGCAGGTATTTGCTTTTTTTAGAGCCGTATGGTGCGATTATTAATCCCACTTAAGTACAACAGCTTTTGTATCTTCCTTTAAGATAATTGCATCTTCGTTGTGATAGTGGTTACAACTCTTACAAAGAGGGATAATTAGTACTTCATCCCCGCTTCTAAGATCCGTATGGAGTTTTGAGGTAACTACATGAGCTCCAACAATGTTATCAAAACCGAAGATGCTGTTGGACTGACAATTTTCGTTGGTGCAAGAAACCGCAACGTCCTCAGTTAATTCCTCCCACAAGGCAATCATGGTGTCATATTTTTTCCCATTATACGTTACGGAATCACCAGATGTGTTTTTTGCATTATACAGTTTAGTTCCCTTTTTTAAGTCTTTAACTTTTCTTTTTGGAGCCGTAGGAAGAGAACTAGATTCCGTAAGAATTGTTCTTTTACCATGTTTATACAATAAATATTCTACTGAAACGAGCATTCTACTACATCCTCTCCTAAAAAAATAAACATTAATAGTATACACCATATCTCTCTATTTTGTCTACTATCATCGAAACGTGTAGCTGTAATAACTCCAGGGGGCGGTCAAATCTCTAAAACCGCGCCATTACTGGACCGGGGAGGGGGCGCACGCACAAAAATGTCGGTTCAAACAGGGTATTAAGGGAAGGGGGCGGGAAGATGGCGCGTGACGGTACAAATCGTGGTGGACGGCGCATCCGGGCAGGAGATAAGCCCGAAGCACTGGCGGATAAAATCGCGGACGGGCGAACAGCACACATGATGGAGTTCCCGATGATGGAACTGGACGGCACAGACCTTGTGGATGCCGCCGACCTCTACGGCGAGGAGATGCCGAATCCGAGCGAGTACCTGTCGGCGCGTCAGCGGAATGGAAAGCCGCTCGGTGCAGACGAGATTTTCCGCGAGACGTGGCTGTGGCTCAAGGAGCGCGGCTGTGAGCGTCTCGTGAATCCTCGCCTCATTGAAAGCTACGCGCAGGCATTTGCCCGCTTCATCCAGTGTGAGGAAGCAATGAGTCAATACGGGCTCATTGGCAAGCATCCGACGACAGGTGGAGCGATTGCAAGCCCCTTTGTTCAAATGGGACAGGCGTTTCAGAAGCAGTCCAATCTGCTCTGGTATGAGATATTTGACATCGTAAAGCAGAACTGCACCACCACATTCAGCGGATCGCCGCAGGAGGATCGGATGGAGCGGCTGTTGCGCTCGAGGAAGTAAGGAGGGAAGTCATTTGAACAAAACAACATCGGAGATGAAGCTCGTTCCAATTGAGAGACTCGTTCCGTATGCCAACAACGCACGGACGCATTCGCCGGAGCAGATCAACAAGCTGCGCGGCAGTCTGCGTGAGTTTGGATTCGTCAGTCCCGTCATCATTGACAAGGACTACGGCATCCTCGCAGGACATGGGCGCGTTATGGCCGCACGGGCAGAGAACATCGAGCAAGTTCCGTGCGTATTCGTCGACCATCTGACCGAGGCGCAGAAGAAGGCATACATCCTCGCAGACAACCGTTTTGCACTAGATGCAGGATGGGATGAAGATATGCTGCGCGTTGAGATGGAAGCGTTGCAGGGGATGGACTTCGACATCTCACTCACGGGCTTTGACGAATTCGAGATTGCCGACCTGCTCTCACTGGATGATGGGGAGGTGCAGGAAGATGACTTTGATGTGGATACAGAACTCGTAAAGCCTTGTGTCGCACGGTCGGGCGATGTATGGCATCTTGGTAAGCACCGTGTCATCTGCGGAGATTCCACACTGCCGGAGACATACGAGCGTCTGCTTGGCGGCGAGAAGGTCAACCTCGTATGCACGGATCCCCCATACATGATCCAGCTTGAAAGCACATCGGGGAAAATCAAGAACGACGATCTGAATGACAAGGATGCCTACGAGTTCCTGAAATCCGCCTTTACCGCCTTCCACTCGGCGATGGCAACGGACGCTTCCATCTACATTTTCTACGCAACAGCAAAAGCCCGCATCTTTCATGACGCTTATGAGGATGCGGGCTTTAAAGTTGGCGCGGGGCTGGTATGGAAGAAAGACCGCCTCGTCCTCACACGGACGGATTGGAAGTACATCCACGAGCCGATCATCTGGGGATGGCGTAAGGATGGCAGACATAGGTGGTATGGCGACCAGAAGCAGACCACCGTCTTTGCTTTCGACCGTATCAAGGACTCGAAGAAGGACGGCTGCGGACATCCGTCCTCGAAGCCCGTTCCGCTCATCGCGTATCTCGTCAAGCAGTGTACGCAGACGAACGGTATCGTTCTTGACGGCTTCCTTGGTTCTGCATCAACGCTCATCGCCTGTGAGCAGTTGAACCGTATCTGCTATGGCGTGGAACTTGAGCCGAAGTTCGTGGATGTTGCCGTCGGGCGGTACATTCAGTGCAAAGACAGGAATGCCGAAGATGTGTTTTTGGAACGTGATGGTGAGCGCATTCCGTATGCGGACGTTCCAAGAGTAGAGGAGGTAGCACAATGAAAGTCTTTCTAAACGCAGGACACGCCCCGAACGGGAATCCCGACCCCGGCGCATGCGGCTATGGGCTGCGCGAGTGTGATGTGGCAAAGAACGTCGCTGACCTTGTTGCGGGCTATCTCGCTGCAGCAGGTGTGGAGGTGGTTGGCTGTCTCCAATCCGACAGCCTCCATGAAGTCGTATCGACTTCCAATCGTGCGGATGCCGACGTATTCATCTCCATTCACTGCAACGCCTGTAACGGCACGGCAAACGGAACGGAGGTCTGGCACTTCTACGGAAGCAGCGCAGGGGAGACACTGGCACAGTGTATCCAGAATCAGATTGTGGATGCGCTCAGAACGGTGGATCGCGGCGTGAAGGGAGCAAAGCCCGGTGTCAACGGTCTGTACGTTCTGAGCAACACCGATGCAGTCGCCGTGCTCGTGGAGCTTGCGTTTATTGACCATGCGGGCGATGCAGAATTGCTCCGCAGCCGGCAGGATGAATTTGCCCGCGCCATTGCGCGTGGGGTAACGGACTATGAAGGAGAGTGTTGAAGATGAAACTGGAACACATTCAAAACGAATTGAAGAACCATGTGGGGGACTTTGTACGGACGGAGGCGAAGGAAGCGACCGTCCTATGGCTGCACGAGAAAGGTCTCCCGGTGGCGCGTGAGGTGTCGGCGGCATACACGGCAGCACTGAAGGAGAGCGCGGAGAAGGAGACGGGATGGTGCAGATTCCGCGACCGCATCTTCCTACCGCTCGTCATCGACGGCGCGATCTGGATGACGGGCAAGATGCTCGAGCGCATGACCACTCCTCATTCTGTGAAATGATGATACTCTGTGGTTTATCTCACTGAGGCTATGGGTGTATACAACACAATTTGCTTGCTAATTATCCCGGCTAGAGTGATGAATGTAATGACCAAAGTTCATAAAGGAGGTTTTCAACATGAAGGTCAATTACAACATCCAAAAGGAAGAGCGCAAGGCGATGGTCGGGATCATCAGCAAGGCAGTCGGCGAAAAGCCCGTCTACTGCGCCGCACCGAGCTTTTCCTACAAGGTCGGCGCATTTGAGATCACGAAGGACGGCAGCCTTTGCTTCGACGATGGGGCTGACGAAGCGACGGTGGCGCGTGTGCGGACGGCACTGCGCGAGGCGGGCTTTACGTCCGAGGATGGGGAAAACGAGCCCTCCTGCGCTGACACGGCGCAGAACGATTCCACCCCGACGGAAACGGCAGATGCAGAAGCTGACTCCTCCGAGGACAGCCTTTCCATCAGCCTCCCGCGCAGTCTCTTCACGGAGACCGCACTGAACAATCTGGATGCACTCCTTCTGAGCAAGGGGTGGCTCATTCGCCATGCCTTTGACATCCGAGAAGCGACCTACACGCTAGAGGGCGACCGCATCACCTTTGCATGGCTGCACGGGATGATCACCGACGAGACGGCAAAGGCGTATGCCGAGTTCATCAGCAAGCTCTGCCTGATGGCGCGGACGCAAAAGCGCGTCACGGCGAAGGAGAAGATTGTGGACAACGAGAAATACGCATTCCGCTGCTTTCTCCTGCGCCTTGGCATGATCGGAAACGCCTACAAAGAGTCGCGCAAGATTCTCCTGCAGAACCTTATGGGCAGCAGTGCATTTAAAAGCGGACATCGGAAAGGGGATGAGCGTCATGCATTTTCCGAGTAGGGAGCAGATCGCCGCGCTTCGAGAGCGGTACCCACGCGGAACGAAGGTGGAACACCTCGGCATGGATGATTCACAAGCCCCGCCGACGGGAACGATGGGCGAGGTCATGGGCGTTGACGATGCGGGACAGCTTCTCGTCCGATGGGAGACAGGATCGTCGCTGAGCCTCATCCCCGGTGTGGACTCCTTCCGCATCGTGCAGAAAGGCGGCAGATCATGAACGAGAAGATTGTTTCCCAGATCAGGGACATCCGCGATTCGGGGCGGGTGAATATGTTTGATGTTCCCGGTGTTCAGCGCATGGCGTTTAAGATGGGATTCTACGAACTGGTCTGTTTCATCGAGGAAGACCGTGCGGCGTATGTACGCTTTATCCTCACGGGTGAAAAATAGCCGATAGGTTCGGCGATTCAGCACAGCCTTTCGGGGCTGTGTTTCTCTCGAAAAATAAGTGTGGTTTATCCGAAATATGACTTGCTATATTCCTCGTTTAGAGTGATATATACACATGGAAAAGGGAACAACCTACACACAGAAAGCGAGGAACACAAAATGAAGAACGCAGAAGCAAGATGGCCGAAGACCACCACGATGGAGCACCTCGATGAGTTGCGGTTTGGGACGAGCGGCGCGATCCTGCGCTACGGCGAGCAGATCCTTGTCGTCGGGATGGAATGCTGGGGATTCCACGCAGCCGTCTACGAGATGGTCGAAACGCCGGAGGAGACAGGCTTCGCGGACATCGAATGCCGCCTGAACCTTGTTGAAGCCTGCGCGGAGCTTTTCGAGGACGGCGGGCACGCGATGGCTTGGTGCATGAAGCGCATCTAAGCCGTGCCAAATAAAAAACAGCCCTTCGGGGCTGCTTCTCGTTTCAGATATTGTGAGTCGCTGAGAGCGGCTCTTTTTTTGATGGGGGTGATTGCTTGCGGAAACTGACGGACTACACGCCAACGAAGTTCATGGCAGAGGACGCGCACTATGACAAAGCTGCTGCGGACTATGCTGTGGGCTTTATCGAGTGCCTGTGCCATACGAAGGGGACGTGGGCAGGAAAGCCCTTCGAACTCATCGACTGGCAGGAGCGCATTATCCGAGACATTTTCGGAATTTTGAAGCCGAACGGGTATCGGCAGTTCAATACGGCGTATGTTGAGCTGCCCAAGAAGCAAGGAAAATCAGAACTTGCCGCCGCCGTTGCACTTCTTCTTTGCTGCGGCGATGGTGAGGAGCGAGCCGAGGTGTATGGCTGTGCTGCTGATCGTCAGCAAGCAAGCATCGTATTCGAGGTCGCAGCAGATATGGTGCGTATGTGTCCTGCACTCAGCAAGCGAGTGAAGATCCTTGCCTCTCAGAAGCGTATGGTGTATTTGCCGACGAACAGTTTCTATCAGGTGCTTTCGGCAGAAGCCTATTCAAAGCACGGTTTCAATATCCACGGCGTTGTGTTTGACGAGCTGCACACGCAGCCGAATCGCAAGCTCTTTGACGTTATGACGAAAGGCTCCGGCGATGCGCGAATGCAGCCGCTCTACTTCCTCATCACCACAGCGGGGACGGATACGCAGTCCATCTGCTATGAGACGCACCAAAAGGCAAAGGATATTCTGGAAGGGAGGAAGATTGATTCGACCTTCTATCCGGTGATCTACGGAGCGAAGGAGGATGAGGACTGGACAGACCCCGAGGTATGGAAGCGGTCGAATCCGTCCCTCGGTATCACGGTCGGCATCGACAAGGTACAGGCGGCTTGCGATTCGGCACGGCAGAATCCTGCCGAGGAGAACAGCTTCCGACAGCTGCGGTTGAATCAATGGGTGAAGCAGTCCGTGCGATGGATGCCGATGGACAAATGGGATGCGTGTTCCATGCCCATGGATGCCGAGTCCTTGGAGGGGCGTGTCTGCTACGGCGGACTTGACCTTTCCTCCACGATGGACATTACGGCATTTGTCCTCGTGTTTCCTCCGACGGAGGAAGATGAGCCGTTTGCCGTGCTTCCGTACTTCTGGATTCCCGAGGAGAACATTGACCTGCGTGTGCGGTGCGACCACGTTCCGTACGACGTGTGGGAGAGGCAAGGTTTCCTGCAAACGACAGAGGGAAACGTCGTGCATTATGGATTTATCGAGGCGTTCATTGAGAAACTGGGCGAGAAGTACAACATCCGCGAGATTGCCTTTGACCGCTGGGGTGCAGTGCAGATGGTGCAGAATCTTGAGGGGATGGGCTTTACCGTTGTTCCGTTCGGGCAGGGCTTCAAGGATATGAGTCCACCGACCAAGGAGCTGATGAAGCTGACACTGGAAAAGAAAATAGCGCACGGCGGACATCCCGTCCTGCGCTGGATGGCAGACAACATCTTCATTCGCACCGATCCTGCGGGGAATATCAAGGCAGACAAGGAAAAATCCACGGAGAAGATCGACGGTGTGATTGCACTCATCATGGCACTTGACCGTGCGATTCGGTGTGGGAATGATACGTCGGAATCGGTGTACGAGAGTCGCGGCGTATGGGCATTTTAGGGCGATTGTATACGCACATATGGTCTTGCTATTTCTGTGATAGTACGGGAATATACACATACCGAAAGGGAAAACCGAAGAACCAAGAAACGGAGGAAAAGAAAATGAACAAGCAGGAAATCGCCAAGATCATCGAGAGCAAGGCTGCCGAGTACGGACTCAAGCTGCAGGAAAACACGATGGGCTGGGCAAACGAGAGCAACCACGACAGCTACATCCGCATCGAGGTTCGCAAAGAGAGGAATTATGACAAGACGGATTGGGAAGCCCGCAAGGTTTTCTGGGACATCAAAGCCAACGCCGGCATTTGTCAGATGGGCGGAGATCCAACACCGGAGGAACTTTTGAAAGCCGCCGACGAGATTGCGCGGGGCGCGAAATTCACAGCCGACATCAACAGCATGGAGCTTTCCTGCATCGAAAACTTCTAAACCTAAATGAGGGAGTGCCGCTCGGAAGGGCGGTGCTCTTACTCTCATCATCTTCTGTGGCGAGATTTTTTACATGCCGTTTTGGAAATGGAGGATTCCATGAACCTATTCAGCAAACTCTTTCGTTCGCGGGACAAGCCTATGAATCATCTCGGCGGCTTGTCTTTTTTGTTTGGACAGACGGCGGCAGGAAAGGCAGTCAACGAACGAACCGCGATGCAGACAACGGCAGTCTATGCATGTGTGCGCATCCTCGCGGAATCAATCGCAGGGCTGCCGCTTCACGTCTACGTCTACCAAAGGCAGGGCAAGGAGCGCGTGCCGGAGCACCCGTTGTATTTTCTGCTCCACGATGCGCCGAATTCCGAAATGACGAGTTTCGTCTTTCGTGAGACGCTTATGGCGCATCTCCTCCTGTGGGGAAATGCCTATGCACAAATTTTGCGGGATGGCAGGGGGCGTGTCCTTGGACTCTATCCACTCCTCCCGGACAAGATGGAGGTCAGCCGCGACAGCCGGACAGGGGAACTCTACTACACCTACACGAGAAGCACGGAGGAGAATCCAAACTTTACGGATAAGGGGCAGATTCGTCTGCGCCCTGAGGATGTGCTGCATATTCCGGGACTCGGCTTCGATGGTTTGGTCGGCTACAGTCCAATCGCTATGGCAAAGAACGCCATCGGCATTGCTCTTGCGACGGAAGAATATGGCGCGGCGTTCTTCAAAAACGGTGCACGTCCGGGTGGTGTCTTGGAGCATCCCGGTGTCCTCAAAGACCCGTCGAAGCTCCGTGAAAGTTGGCACGCCGTTTACGGCGGCACGATGAACACGGGCAGGATTGCCGTCCTTGAAGAAGGTGTAAAGTATCAGCAGATTGCCATACCGCCCGAGGAGGCACAGTTCCTTGAAACACGGAAGTTCCAGATCGACGAGATTGCACGGCTCTACCGTGTACCGCCGCATATGGTCGGAGATCTGGAAAAATCGAGTTTCTCGAACATCGAGCAGCAGTCCTTGGAGTTCGTGAAGTACACACTGAACCCGTGGGTGGTTCGTTGGGAGCAGTCGCTTCAAAAGGCATTGCTGACGGACAAGGAGCAGAAGGATTACTTCATCCGCTTCAATGTGGACGGGCTGCTGCGCGGGGACTACAAGAGCCGCATGGAAGGCTATGCCATCGGGCGGCAGAACGGATGGCTATCGGCGAACGACATCCGCAGCCTTGAGGACATGAACCCTATCGAAGCAGACGAAGGCGGCGATCTCTATCTCATCAATGGGAATATGACAAAACTGAGGGACGCAGGGCTGTTTGCCGCTAGGCAGAAGGGAGTAAGTGATGAAACGTAAATTTTGGAACTGGGTACGGAACGAAGGAGAGAAGCGGATACTTCTCCTCGATGGTGAGATTTCGGACGAGACATGGTGGGGAGATGAAGTCACACCTCAGATATTCCGTTCCGAGCTGAATGCCGCCGAGGGAGATATTGACCTCTGGATCAACTCACCGGGCGGCGACTGCTATGCGGCGGCACAGATCTACAATATGCTGATGGAGTATAAGGGAAACGTCA